ACCAAGGAGGGGCTGGAGATGTTTGGCCTATATGAGGATGTGGATTATGTAGTGGGTAAAAGCGGAAAGAGCTTAGGGTATAGAATGCCATTCCAAGCGCCGAACTCGTGGAGTAATGTGGTGCATTTCTCCAATGGGTTTATCCTTGTGCTGGTATCCCTAGACGATCCCAACTCAGGGCGCGGACTTAACGCCTATATGGTCATAGGGGACGAGGCGGCGCTCTTGGAATACGATCGGCTATTCAACAACGTACTGACCACGAACCGAGCTAAGAAAGTGGAGTTTGACCGCGCTTCGCTGCTCAATGCTACGATATTCACCTCCTCCGTGGCACTGACCAAGACAGGGGAGTGGTTCACCAATCGGGAGAAGCTGGCCCTGCAAAAGCCACAAGAACACTGCTTTATCAAAGCCAATGCCTTGGTCAATAGGGAGAACCTCAAGCCTAATTGGATTCAGGAGATGTACGAGCAGCGCGTATCGGATATGCTCTTCAATGCGGAGATTATGAACATACGCCCGCGCAAGGTGGCCGACGGATTCTATCCGCAACTATTAGCCGATAAGCACTACTACAAGTACAAGTATGCCACAAACCTCTTGGACGATTTTACCCAGAGCTATACGCCAAGTTGTACGTATGACACGGATTTGATTAAGGGTATCCCCTTGGAAATATCATTGGACTTTGGCGGGCGTATCAACTGTGCTGTGGTAGCCCAAGAGAGCAAGCTCACCCATACGCTGAATATCATCAAGGATTTTTTTGTCAAGAATCCGCAGAAGCTCTCCGACCTTATTAAGAAGATTATAGACTATTACGAACCCCACAAGGCTAGCTGTAACAAGGTGTATCTGTATCACGATCGCTCAGGGTTCAAGAGTGAAGCCAACAGTAAGACGACTTTGGCGCAGGATGTGGAGGATATGCTCCGTACAGCAGGCTGGCAGGTGTATAACAAGACTCCCAACACGAACAACCCAAGCCATATCCTCAAGTTCCGACTGATAAATGAAATCTTGGAGGAGAGCAACCAAGGGCTACCATTTGTCCGTATCAATGAGGACAACTGCCCCAACCTAATTGTATCCATGGAGAATGCAGGACTCAAGCAGAAAGAAGACTCTTTCGAGAAAGACAAAAGCTCGGAGCGCTCCACCTCCATACCGCAGGAACATGCCACCCACCTATCGGACTGCTTCGACTACCTTATATGGTGGAAGTATGCTTATCTGATGGACAACGATCGCCACGATTCGTATATTATAAGCTCGGTTTAAGGGATATATAGACCAATTTATCAATACCTCTCCGTCTGGAGAGGTTTTTTTATGATTTTTGCCAAGCAAGTCCGTCCATTCATATTTCGCTTCGATTTTTAAAATTCAAATTGTAAAAAAGATTAAGGCGGCGATTGGCTTTTTTTGCACACAATGAAAATTGTTTTGATTTTTAGGAGCTTAATGTTTTGATTGACAAAGGTGTAAAACAAAAATAATGACAAAACCCCCTGCTTTCTGCGCTCTTGGAGCGTGTCCTTTATTTATACTTATAGTTTTTTGAACTTTGTGGCATGGTAGAAAAGATATTTTTAAAGGACGCTTTGGCGGAAATGCGAAAATTGGATACGGAGAAAAAGCCGATACCCTTTTCCTTGGCTGTGCGTTCCTATAACCAGCAAAATGGGTTTGGAGGAAAGCTCCTGATATACCATAATGCAACCCTAATGCAACAGCCTAAGGGTAAAAAAGACTTTGAGAAAAACCCCAACCACTGGAACAATAAGACACGAAATATTAAACTTGCCGACGGCACCATAAAGAAAATTATTATCCTTTTTATAGTAGCCTTTAATGGGAAAGAAGTAGTTTACTAGGTATGGAAAAGATAGATAACGATTTGTATATACTCTCTAAGAGTGGGGCGGCTGTGCTCTTTGATAATAAGCATGGGCTTACTGCGCCCAAGGCAAAGAAGGACTTATCCGATACGGATAAGTACTCAGTGTGGGGGGACGATAACCTTTACCCCCAGCAGCTAACAGAAAAACTCAATAAGACAGGGGCGGCCATAGGAGGGTTGGAGGTGCTGATCTCGGCTCATTATGGGTTGGGATTCCGCCTATACCAAGATGTGGAGACAGAAGAAGGAATAGTAACTAAGGAACGCGCACGTAACTCTTTCCCTGAGCTGAACCAGTTCTTTAAGGGGTGTCGCTGGGATATTACCATGTCCGAGATTGTAGAAGACTTTGAGACCTATGGGATTGCCTTTGTGGAGTACCTGCTTTCGCCCAATAGGGACAAGATCGTATCCATAAAGCGGCAGCAAGCGGCTCATTGCAGATTGGGTGTACCCAAGGAAAAGGGCTATGTGGATAAGGTGTATATCAATACCTCGTGGGGTGGCACACTGGACGAGGAGCTGACGGAGGAGGTGCCCTTTTACTCGGATATGCATTCGGTGGAGAGCCTTAAGGCATACTGCAAGGAGAAGAAGGTAGACAAATTCATCGTGCCAGTGATGCGTACCCTTACCACGGAGAAGAATTACCCGAAGGTGAAATGGCATAGCTCCTTTGCCAATGGCTGGGTAGATGTGGTGCTCTCGGTGCCGACGTTCAAGAAGTACATGTTTGAGAACCAACTGAACTTGAAATTTGTTATCTATGTGGCCGATGATTTTTTCTCTCATAAGTTTGGCCGCAATGAGTGGCAGGAGATGAGCGATGTGCAGAAGGAGCAAGAGCGGCAGAAGACCATAAAGGCGATAGACGAGCACATGAGCGGGAACAAGGCAGCGGGTCGCTCCTTTCTATCGCCTTTCTTTCGTGACAGCTCTGGGAACCTCATACGCGGTATAGAAGTGGTGCCGATAGATGACAAAATCAAGGACGGCAACTTCCTACCCGATGCCAGTGCGGGGAACTCGGAGATACTTTTCCCGATGGGTGTAGATCCTTGTTTGCTCGGAGCGGGTATCCCAGGGGGGAAGAACCTTAGCGGGAGCGGCTCGGACAAGCGGGAGGCCTATACGATCCTCTCCACCCGTATGCCGATTAAGCGATTGCGTACCTTGGAGATATTCGATCGGATAAGGGATTGGAACGGCTGGGACGATACGCTATATGGCAATTTCCCAAATATCAACCTTACAACCTTGGACAAGAACCCCAACGGGCAGCAGGTAATCGTAAATTAGGTGAAAATTAGCATGTAACAATATAGACCCAATAAGCACTTTCTTATTGGGTCTATATTATTTAAGAAAAGTTTAACTATGTCTCTAATGAAAAAAATAATATTTTTTATTGCGCAATAAAAAATATTATGTATCTTTGCAGTGTCAAAAAGAAAGAAGTATAATAATTAAAATTCAAAAAAATGAGAACTATTACAATTAAAGACATCTATAATGATGTGAGCTATATTAACCCAAGTGTATCAACAATTAGTTCAATAGGTGATTATATAGAAGAGAGTAGCAGACAAGTAGCACAATCTGTAAGAGATAGAATAACTAAGGCATTACCTCAAGGTACATTAGCTCATAAGATCATTACTGAGAATTTGAAAGACTTTTTTTCTGACAAACAACTATGGGTAATAGCCTACGAGTTACAGAAGAATGAAAAGTATGTATCTAACCTTGCTAATGAGATAGAGAGAAGAGAACAAGTAGCAGAACGCAAGGCTCAAGAAAGTAAGGCTAAGTTAAGCCTTAATAAAGAAAATAGTCAAGAAGTGCTTGACTTTGTAAAATCAAATAAAAAGCTACTAAAAGACTATTACGCTTTCGTGAAGTCCAATAAAAAATACTCAAAAGAATATTATTCAAAGAAATTCACCTTTGAAAGTGCAAACGAATTTATAAATAAATAAAGTATAACAACTAAAGTCAAGAATAATGAAATTAGATTTTTACACCACAAAACGCTACACTTACATTGTAGCTGATAATGTTACTTTTCAAAAAAAAGAGCAAGGTTACCCACAAGTTAATGAGGTACCCTTTGAAAGGGTAGATTCTCAGAATTTTACTGAAAAACCATATTTTACAACTTTCGTTGATGTAGATGGTGAAATTACAGATGAAAATCTTAATGAAGCTTACTCTCAATTTTGTGATTTCTGTAAGGGAAGGCATGAAAAGAATAAAATTCAGAAAGAGCAAGCCAAACAAAGCCTTGAAGCTGATTTCCGTTCGCTTGAAAACGAAATTAAAGAAGGTAAAGTTTTTGATGCAAATATAGAAAATATTAGAAGAATATTGTTGTATCTCAATTCTATGAATTGGGGGGTATGGCAATTACCTGCTATGACTATTGGTTACAGTGCGCATCAGTACGATTGCGACGGCCACCAAGCTACTACAATAACACTTGACAAGCCTATCAATTACCAAGGTGAAATGGTCTGCAAGTTCAAGGTAGGCGGCGGCAGGCGACACTTAACACAATACAGATATATCTAATCAATAAGCCCTCTTAATTGAGGGCTTAAAAAATAAAACAATATGAATATAGATGATGTTTTTAGCCAAAAAAATGAGGTAGCAGAGGTTATTATACCTAAGTTTTTATTAGCAGAAAACCCTATTTTGCCAAATATTGACCTTACCTATATCTACTCTCCTCATTATATGAGCCTGATAATGGTTATTGAAGAAAATAGCGAGATTGTACATCTCAATGATACATACAGAGCTATGCCGCAGCAGTTATATGTGTATGATATGCTGGAGCAATTCAGGTTTGTTGTCATTCAGAACAATGTAATGAGCATGGGTGGGATATATGCCCCCGTTATATCAGTAGAACAATTCATTGAAGAAGCGTGGCAATGGTACAAGAGCTATCTTGACTGGGAACTAACACAAATGCAAGGATTATGACCACACAAGAGAAAGTATTATATATCATTGAGCTATTAGAGCTATCAGATAGGCAAGTATCTGCTGCCATAGGTAAGGCAATATCTACGACAACTCATAAGAGGTTACAATTAGCTCGCAATAAATTCACAGACGAAGATCTGCAAAATCTCAAAAAATATTACATTGATAAATTGAAATTGATAGAAGAGGTATGACAGCGCGTTGATTTTGCTTTAAGTCCTTTCCCGCAAGGGGAAGGGCTTTTATATTTGTAGTAAAAAAGGATATGTTTGAACAAATTGAAGAGATTAAGACGTATATCCATGTATCGAAGTACTTGGATATACAGATCCTAAAGCCGTATATAGAGACGGCCAAGAGTGAGCGGGTTCGTCCGCTGGTAGGGGAGGTGATCTGGGAGAAGCTCTCGGATGATTCCTTTGTTATGTCCCGCAAAGCGGAGATATACGAGGGGGTGAAAAAGGCTGTGGCCAACTATGCCATTGCGTACAGTATTCCCTTTCTCAAAATGCACCTGTCCAATACGGGTGCCAACGCATACCAAGATAATAAGATGGAGCGTTCGCCCTGGTGGGATGTGCGAGACTATGGGCTGAACGCGGTACGCATAGGGGATCATGCGCTCAATGGTGCTGTCGCGCTCTTGGCCACGAGTTCCCTTGGGGCCGAGTTGCCCTTTGCCCGTGAGGTGGCGGGGTCGCTCTTTGGCAGTCCGCGGGAGCTGTCGGCGCTGTATTCCATAGGGGATTCGTACGAGATCTTCCTGCGGCTGTTGCCCCTGATGCGGGATATATGGGAGTTGTACATAGCCCCGCAGCTGTCGCCCTGTGTGCTCTCAGATATACGCGGGGATGAGACGGCGCTTGCGCTGCTGAAAAAGATCGTGGGCTACTACACCTTGGCCGATGCTGTATTTATGCAGGGGCTTACCTATACCAATTCAGGAATTGTGCTGCAATGGGAGCAGTTGCCTTGGCAGAAGTCCATGCTGCTGAGCGACACCCAGCTAAAAGCCCTTAAGGAGGGATTCCTGGAGCGGGCGCAAGGATATAGGGACTTGCTATTACAATATATAAAGGCACACCCTGCATTGTTCCCCTGCTACCAAGGCGAGCCGCTCGTACTTAGGGAGCCTGTGGCGAAGAAGTCGGGACTCTACTTTTAGTGAATAGTGATTAGTGGTTAGTGGTTAGT